GGTGGCAGACCAGCACCGGACTGGGAGCCTTCCAGCGGGTCCACGTGGCCCTCGGGCTGCTCATCCGTCGCCAGATCCGGAAGACCGAGCGGGACTTCAACGCCAAGCTCGAGGGCGCCTACGACTGGACCCAAGACGTGGGCGGTCTCCAGACGCAGCCCGGGTGGGGTCCGGACCTCTTGGTCCCAGACGTACGGGACCTCGACGAGATCATGGCCGACGGGGACACCGACGCCGCATACGGTCGTCAGGCGGTCACACTCTGGCTGGCCGCTCAGCCCGGCACCGAGTGGCCCTCGTGGGGCGGAGAACCTTGTGCCCTCCAGAGGATCTGGGACGCGGCCCGCACGTCCCGAGGCCTCCCGTGGGACGACGAAGACGGCCGGGCCTGGCCCGCACCTGCCGCCAGTCCGCTCCCGTCGGGAGCCCACCTGGCGGTCATCGCCTGTCAGCGCCTCTTGGCCAACAACGAGATGCCCGTGGCACGTCTCAACGTCTTCCGGGAGAGCAAGGGTGGCCTCCGGTGCGCGACGGTCCACAGTACCGAGGAGATCCTGGTGGCACGGGCTGTCACGGCCATCTGTCTGCCCCTCCTACGCCGCCTCCGGACCAACAAGGCGATGCTGTCAGGAGACGTCGTCACCATCGAAGGTGTCGAAGGGGACTGCGCCGAGTCGCTCGACCTCAAGAAGGCCACCGACCGGGGGAGCTGCGAGCTGGCGACGACCGGAGTCCAGAGCCTCCTCGAGGCGGCAGGTGCCCCGCTCCTCCTCCGACAGGCGGCTCTGTGCCTCACGGGCCCCCATCGGCTGGTCCTGCCGGCTACCCTCCTTACGGACGGAATCCGCGGGAGGGCCGCACCTGGGGCCGAACTGCTCGTCGGCGACCAGGACGTTGGTGTCACTACCTCAGGCACCCTCATGGGTCTCGGGCCGTCCTGGTGCCAGCTGTCCCTCTGGAACGATTGGGCCTTCTCCCGAGCCGGGATCGGCGCGCGCTCCTTCGCGGTCAACGGAGACGATGCCATCGCTCTGGCGATCCCCCGTCGACTGGACCGTGCCCGGGCCCACCTCACCGCCATCGGGCTCGAGGTGCACGTCAAGAGGAAGTGCTTCCGCACTCCTCCGATTACGCGCACCAACCCCGTCATCCACGGGGTCTTCTGCGAGCGACACGCCCAGGCCGAGCTCTTGGCCGACGGGACGGTTC